TGTCAAGAAGCTTCTGACAGATGAAAAAGTCACCAAAGTATTATCTAGGCAAGTATATGAAGATAGAAGCTAAGAACGTAGTATGGGACTTTCAAGATGACAACTACAACTTAGGAACTGCACTCACTTATATTATGAGAGCTGGTAAGAAACCTGACAATCCAATTACTCAGGACATAGCTAAAGCCATACACCATTTAGAGATGGAACTGGAAAACCAAATCTATATTGAAGAATTAAATAGTAGAAACAAATTATAGTTTAGTTGCTTTTGGTTAGGCAATTTGGGTGGGCAGAAATGTCCGCCCTTTTTTATTAAATTAGGGTTTATAAAAACACACAAAAATTTACGTTATATATATATGAAGATTAAAGTCAATGTGCCAACATCTCTTTCAGAAATAACTTTAGGTCAGTATAAAAAATACCTAAAGATTCAAACAGGGAAAATAGATGAAAGAATTTTACAAGCAAAAATGATTGAAGTTTTTTGTGATGCTCCTTTGGATTATGTTATGGAATTAAAGTATAGCGATACAGAAGAAATATGTAGTACGCTAGATGAAATGTTTAAGGAAAAACCCAACTTGGTTCAAAAATTTAAATTAGGTCAACACGAGTATGGATTTCACCCAAACTTAGAAGAATTATCATTAGGAGAATATATTGACCTAGACACATACATAGGAGACTGGGACAATATGGAGAGAGCTATGAACGTATTGTACAGACCAATTACTTTAAAGGTCAAGGATAAGTATCAGATTGACAAATATAATGTTGAGTTAAAAGAGGATGTGTTACAAATGCCTATGGATGCAGTCTTAGGTTCAATTTTTTTTTTGTGGAATTTAGGAATAGAATTGTCACAGACTATGATGAAATATTTGGAGGGGGAAAAGGAGTTGGACTTGATGCAGTTTCTAACTTCGGAACTAAATGGGGGTGGTATTCCAGCCTATATGCACTCGCTCAAGGAGACATTAGACGATTTGAACATATCACCCAATTAGAAATGCACAAATGTTTTATGATGTTATCATTCTTACAAGAAAAGAGCGAAATAGAAAACAAAAAGATTAAAAAGAATTTTAAATGAGCAATAATGATAATCAAGCGGTAAGAGGTTTCTATCAATTAACAGAAACTATAAAAACTCAGTTGCTAGGTGACCCTAATGTAAATACAGTTACCACAGGAGAACTTTCGCAGGTTAATCTAAACAAGCAAGACATCTTTCCTATGTGTCACATTATCATTAATAGCGTTACAGACGAAGAACAAGTATTACGTTTCAATATATCAGTTTTGGCTATGGATATGGTAGACCAATCAAAGGATGAGACGATAGATATATTCACAGGCAACAATAACCATCAAGATATTTTAAACACCCAGTTAAGCGTATTAAATAAGCTCATTCAAGTATTAAGAATGGGGCAACTATTTACAGAAAAATATCAGCTTGACGGAAACCCTACTTGCGAGCCTTTTTATGATAGGTTTGAAAACGAGTTGGCAGGATGGACAGCTACAATGGATGTTATGATTTACAACGATATATACATTTGCTGATGGCTGAGTTTAAATATCCTTTTATGGAGAAGGTCTTGAAGAGATATGCGAGTTATGTAATACAACAAGCCAAAGCAAACCTTACAAAAGATGGTAAAGGCGGAGGTGATTTATATAATTCTTTAACAAGCAAAAGCGGAGAAAATAAAGAAGAGTTGTTTGTTCAATTCTTTATGGAAAATTATGGTCAGTTTGTAGACAAAGGAGTAAAAGGTAAAAACCCTAGCAAGGTTTCTATAAATGCAAAAATAAGAGGACAACAAGCTCCCAATTCACCTTTTAAATTTGGTAGCGGTAATTATTCAGGAACTTGGGATACTTATGTAAAAAGCATAGAGTCGTGGGCAAAAAAAAAGAATGTAAGGTTTAGAAATTCTAAAGGACAATATGCAAAAGGAAACTATAAAAGTCTAGCTTATATAATTTCAAACAATATATACAATAGAGGTTTAAAACCAACTTTGTTTTTCTCTAAACCTTTTGATGCTGGACTTGATAAGTTTTCCAATAATTTATTGATGGCTTTTGTTTCAGACACACAAAACAACGTAGGAATTTAATTAAAAGAAAAAATGGCATTTGCAGCACTTAGAAGCCCACAATATATAAATACCCTAGCGGCATCAGGAACGCTTTCACATAGCTTAGAAATAAGCGTAGGGGGTACGTTAAGATACACCCTGCTTAAAAACACAACAGTAGCAACTTATGTTGTTTGGGAATATGCAACATTAGTCAGAGATTATTTTACTCCTACTTTTACAGGAACTTATCCAGTAGACTTAATACAAGTTTCGTTAGTAATGAAATCATATGCAGGACTAAACGGAACAGGAAATGCAACAACTATTTCCACAACAGCAGTTTCAGCTCTTGATGGCTACGGAACATTTATGGAAGGAGTAAATCCTACAATATCATCTACTGATGGATGGTTGGTTTGTGCAAAAAGACCTGATGGTAAAAACGTAATATTTATTCCAACAGGAGTTGCTGGTAGTGTTCCTTCAGCAACAAACGATACATTAAGATATCAAACATATTCTACAACTGATACCACATTAAATTTAGAAGGTGGTGCAGAAGAAACCGAGTTAATTATTGAAAGAATTGATTGTACAAAATATGGTGCTGGTAATAAGTTTACTTTTTTAAACAAGTATGGATTATTGCAAGACCTTTATTTTTTCTTAAAGCAAGTAAAAACATTAAACAGAACTAGAGAGCAATATCAAAACAACACATTAAAAACAGGACAAGCAACTATTACATATAGTGTAAACCAAGCAACAAAACAATCTTTTAATACAGAAGCAATTCAAGGCAATACTTTTTCTTCAGGCTATTATCCTGAGTATGCTAATTGTTATTTTGAGGAAATGCTGTTGTCTAACTATATATGGATGACAAGAACAAATTCCGCTGGTGCAACTGAAATAGTTCCTGTGATTGCTACCACTTCAAATATGACATATAAAACATCTTTAAACGATAAATTGATTGAATACACAATCGAGTTCCAAGATGCTTTTGACTACATAAACAATGTCAGATAATGCAAAAACTGCAATTATTTATACAAGGCGAAAGGCTAGATTTGTTTGACGATGAAACTGTGTCAATGACACAATCTATTCAAAACATAAAAGACATTGCCAAAGTATTTACAGAATTTACACAATCATTTACTGTTCCAGCCAGTAGAAGTAACAATATCATCTTTGAACACTACGAAAATATTTATATTGATAATGGATTTGATGCAAGGCAAAAGATACCTTCAGAGATACAATTAAACTTTATACCATTTAAGACTGGACTAATACAATTAAATGGCGTAGAGCTAAGAAAAAACGTACCCTACGCTTACAAGATTACCTTTTACGGAAACACAATAAACTTAAAAGATGTTTTAGGCGATTCTCAGTTATCATCTTTAGCATCTTTGAACCAATACACTTTAGATTATGATTACACAAATGTCAAGAGTAAAATTGAAAATGGTCATCAAACAATTATTGCCCCATTAATAACACACACTCAAAGACTTTTTTATAATTCAGCATCTTCGTATAATGTTGCTGGTAATTTATTTTATAGTCCTAATAATTCTGCTGGAGGAGTTCTTTGGTCTGATTTAAAATATGCTGTTAGACTATATGAGATAATTCAAGCAATAGAAACAGATTACCCAGCTTTGAATTTTTCTACTGATTTTTTTAGTACAAGCAATTCTACTTTCTATAATCTTTATATGTGGCTACATAGAAAAAGTGGAACTGTATTACCTGCTGGTCAAGTAGAACAAAGTTATGTTCAAGTACCTACGTTTGCTAAAACAACAACAACAAACGGAAGCTTTATTGAAACAATAAATGGAGGTGTTATAGTAGATACTTCTTTAATTCAATTTGGAGAGTTTAGTGAAAGCAAATTAGTTGTTACTCCACAAGCAACAAATGTAGACTACAACGTAAGAGTTTTAAGAGATGGAGCTGTTATTTCTCAAACAATAGACCAACAAGGAGCTACCACGCTTGATTTAACACCATTAGGTTCAGGAACTTATACTGTACAAGTATTCTCAGAAACAAACCCATTAAATTTTCTTGCTAATAGTATTGTTTGGACTTTTAAAGGAGCACCACTTGGTCAAGTTACTGTTGAATTTACCAACATATTAAAAAACACAACATCAGTTAACGCTGGAAGTCCTGAGACTGAATTTATAATTACAGACCAAATACCTGAAATGAAGATTATTGATTTTCTTACAGGGTTATTTAAGCAATTCAATCTTACTGCTTTTGTTAATGCTCAAGATGTTATTGTTGTCAGAACTTTAGATAGTTACTATGCCGACAGAACCAATAATGTTAGTGGGGGAAACTACACAATAGACCAATATCTTAGTATTGATACAAGTTCAGTAGATGCAGCATTACCTTTTAAGGAAATAAACTTTTCTTTTAAAGGCACAAAAACATTTCTTGCAAATCAATACAAGGAACTAAACAATTTAGGATGGGGAGAACTTAGGTTTACTTTAAATGATGCGGTTTATGATGCACCTAATGAAGTTTATTCTTTACAAGTTCCCTTTGAACACGCTTTATTTGAAAGATTGTCAAATCAAGGAACAAACCCAGTTCTTTTAAATTCTACAACTTTACAATATGGTTTTTTTGTAGATAGTAATCAGCAACCTTATTTTGGAGAACCATTAATATTTTATGGTATAAGTCAAACAACAGGATTGACAAGTTGGTATTTAAAAAGTGGTTTAGCAGCAGGAGCGCAAATGAGTAATTATATGATGCCATCTAATTCACTAGCTCTTACTTCAAGCGCAAGTACAAAGAATTTAAACTTTGGACTAGAGGTAAATGAATATACTGCTACAAGCACATTTACAGGAACTGTTTTTGAAGAAGAATATAAAACATATATTTCAGCAGTTTTTAACAACAGAAGAAGGCTCACGAAAGTCAATGCTTTCTTACCATTAAAAATATTGTACAACTTACAGATGAATGACTACATAACCATAGGTCAAACATCTTACACAATAAACACCATTACAACTGACTTGACTAATGGAAAAAGCTCACTTGAATTATTAAACAACGTATAATGATTAAAAACATACTTGACCTTTTAAAAATAGCAAAAGGAGAAACTGAAAATATTAAAATTGCTAAAGGCAAATATCAATTACCGACAAATCTTAAAACCGCATATAAGCAGATAAAAAACGAAATAAAATGGCAAAAGTAGTAGAAGTTGAAATCAAGGCAAAAACTGGCAAGGCTACACAAGATGTCAAGGATTTAAACAAAGAAATAAAAAGCACAAGCACAACTGCTAAGTCTACAGGAAAAGGATTGTCAGGTGCTTTTAAAGGATTAAGCGCAGCAGTAACAGGAGCAATTCCAGCACTTGGAGCTTTAAAGACAGCATTAATTTCTACTGGAGTAGGTGCTATCGTTGTTGCTATGGGTAGTTTAGTTGCTTTGTTTAAAAAAGCTGCTGACGTTGGTGCTGATTTTGGAAAGGCTCTAAGTACATTAAAAGCAATTACTGGTCAAACATCTGAAGAACTGGTAGTATTAAGTGACCAAGCAAAAGAATTAGGTTCAAGCACTCAGTTTACTGCTATACAAGTATTAGGCTTACAAACAGAATTAGCTAAGTTAGGTTTTACAGTCAGAGACATTGAAAATTCTACTCCTGCTATTTTAGATTTAGCTGCTTCTTTAGAAGTTGATTTAGCAAGTGCTGCGGAATTTGCTGGTTCTGTTGTTCGTTCATTTGGTTTAACTACTGAAGAGACTCAAAGAGTTGTAGATGTAATGGCATTAAGTACATCATCATCTGCATTAAACTTTGAGGCATTAAGAGAAAGTTTAAAATTAGTAGCACCTACATCAAGAGCTACTGGTGTATCTATTGAAAAAACTGCTGCTTTACTAGGAGTTTTAGCAAACAATGGATTAAAAGGTAGTGTAGCAGGAACTGGTCTATCAAAAACATTTATTGAATTAAATAAAAAAGGACTTACTCTTGAAGAGGGGATGTCAAAAGTTGCAAATTCAAGTAATAAACTTAATACAGCAATTGAATTAGTGGGTGTTGTTGGTGCAAAATCTTTCTTGAGTTTAGCTGAAAGTGGAGCAGAAATAAATCAATTAGAAAAGGATTTTGAAGGAGCTGCTGGTTCTGCGAGAGCAATTGCTGAAATTCGTTTAGATAACTTGGCAGGAGATACTACTAAATTGAGTTCTGCTTGGGAAGGGTTTTTAATAGGTCTTGAAGATGGAGAAGGAATTATAAATAAAATACAAAGATTTTCTATACAAGCATTGACCAAAGGAATTACTGCACTAGGTACAATAATTGACTTTTTAGGTTTTTCTTTTAAAGAAACTTGGAGTGATATTAAGTTAGTGACATCGGGTTCAGTTGATTTTTTAAAAGGAAGCCTTTTGACTTTGGGGGGTGCAATTAAATTATTTGCAAATGAAGCCCTTTTACAATTCTCAAAAATTCCAATAATTGGAAAAGCAGTAGACACAGATGCTGTAAAACTTAATATTTTAGAAGCTAAAAAAGCTTTACTAGAAGGAGAAGAAAGTATAGAAAAAGCAAGAATTAGTTTTTCAGAACTTGCTGCAAACAGAAGGTCAAGAGGTGTTAGATTTGCTGCTCAACAAGAAGGAAAGGTTAAAAGAGCTGAAGAAAAAAAACAACAAGAGTTAGATTTTAAAGAATTAGAAGAAGCAAACAAAAGAAAAGAAGAATTAACAGAAGAAGAACAGGAAAAGTTAAAAAAATCTCGTGAAGAGTTAGCTAAAATAATTGCTAAATCAACAAAACAAGCTGAAGATTTAGAAGATATAACAGAAGTTCAAAAAACGGAGAGACGAAGAGAGAGAGCATTAAAAGAACTAGAAGATGTTAAGTTATCAGAAACAGAAAAAAGAGAAGCTAAGAAACAGATAAACGACCTTTATGATTCATTAGAAAAAGATGCTGCTGAAACTGATGCTAAAAACACAAAAGCTAAAAGACAAAAAACAATTGCCGAAGAAAATGCGGCAGAAAAAAAGAGAAGAGATGATACAATAAAATTCAGAAATCAAACTTTTGATAATGCAGTAAAATTAGCTGGTGAAGAAACTAAACTAGGAAAGGCTTTATTATTAGCAAAACAATTATTATTAGCTAGAGACTTTGCATTGTCAATGAAAGCTGCTATTGCAGATGCAACAGTAACTAATCTAAGAGCAGGTGTCACAGCTTCAGATGCAACAGTTGAGGTTGCTGGTTCTGTTGCGAAGGCAGCAAATGCTGCTCCAGCTCCTTTAAATCTTCCATTTATATTAAGTGCAATTGCTACTGGCATAGGTATTATAGGTTCTGTCAGGTCAGCAGTAAAAGCAACTAAACAAGCTACAAGTCCACTTGGTGGTGGAGGTGGTGGAGGTGGTGTAACTGGGTTTACTTCTCCATCAATTTCTCCTGTTGGTGCTGGTTCAGCTCCCCCTTCATTTAATATAGTAGGTCAGACAGGGACAAATCAATTAGCTGATGCCATAGGTGGTCAAAATCAAAGACCATTAAGAACTTATGTAGTTGCTAGTGATGTTTCATCTGCTCAAAGTTTAGACCGAAATATAATAACAGGAGCAAGTCTTGGAGGATAAAACACAAAATAATAATTTTAAATCGTTATATAAATATGAAAATAGTTGAACTAATATTAGACGAATCACAAGAGATGATGGGCATAGATGCTATCTCTATTGTAGAAAGTCCAGCAATACAAGAGGATTTTGTAGCATTAAATTCTGATGAAATAAAATTAGCAGAAGTTTCTAAGGAAAAGAAAATACTAATGGGTGCTTTACTTGTTCCTAACAAACCTATCTATAGGAAAAACAATGATGATGATGAGTATTATATATACTTTTCAAAGGATACAATAGCTAAGGCATCTCAATTGTATTTAAAAAATGGATATCAAAGTAATTCAACACTAGAACACGCTAGTGCTTTACAAGGGCTTACTTTAGTTGAAAGCTGGTTAGTTGAGGATGATGTTCACGACAAGTCAAGAGCTTATGGAATGAATGTGCCTGTTGGGACTTGGATGGGTGCGGTAAAAGTAGATAATGATGAAATATGGAATGAATATGTTAAGACAGATAAAGTTAGGGGTTTTTCTATTGAAGGTTACTTTGCAGACAAAATGGAAAAGTCTGATAAAGAAATTAAACAATCTTCGGAAGTAGAAGCAGATGAATTACTTTCTTTGATAAAAAAAGTTTTAACAGATGAATAAAAAAAACACAAACTACATACCTAGTCGTTCATCACCAAAAGGAGCTTCTAGGGCTTGTCTGTGCAGAGATACAAACACTTATTCAAGAGAATGTTGTACAGGAGATATTACAGCTCAAGGTATAGGAAATATTACAAGGACAGAATGAAAATGCAAATTTTAAATTTAAAATCGTTATATAATTATGAAATCAAGTGAAATGATAAATAATATCAAAACGCTTCTGAACATTGAGGTCAAACTTGAAGAGATGAAGTTGGAGAATGGTACAGTTGTAGAAGCTGAATCATTTGAAAAAGGAAAAGAGATTTTCATCAAAACCGATGATGAGAAAGTTGCAATGCCTGTTGGCGAATATCTTCTTGAAGATGGTCGTTTGGTAGTTGTGGAAGAAGAGGGAATTATTGCTGATGTCCGAGAGGTATCTGATGAAGTTCCAGCAAAGGAAGATGAAGAAGGTAAAGAAATCACTTCTGACTTGGAAGAGGAAAAAGAAGAGATGGCATATGCAACAAAAGAGGAGTTATCTTCTGCTGTTGAGGAAATGAAATCTATGATTGAAGAAATCAAAGCTATGGTTTCTCCTAAAAAAGAAATGTCAGATGATGATGTTGAACTTCAAGAAAACATCAAAGAAGAGCTATCTGCTCCTGCTGCTGAGCCAATCAAGCATAGCCCTGAATCAGAATCAGATACAGTTAATCAAAAGGTTTTTGCTAAAAATAAAGTAAGAACAACACTAGACAGAGTAATCAATAAATTAAACAAATAAAATGAGCACATTCAACTATTTATCAAATGATGTGGAACGTAATCAAGTTTCGCAAAAAACATTAACAGCATCAGTTTCTGTTCCAGCAGGAGATGCTGGTATTGACCATAATATTGCAACAGATGCACTAGTAGTGAGTTTACCAAAAATTCATTCAGAAAATTTAGGACTGACTTTCTTGTTTAGAAACACAGGAGCAGATGGTAATAACATCATAACACTAAGCCCTCATTCAACTGATGGTTTTAATGGTAGTATTGCAAACGCTTCAGCAGATTCAGTAGCAAGTGGAGTAGTCAATAAAGATTGGGTTAACACAAAAGCAACAGCTAACAAAGGAGATTATGTCGTAATTAGAGCAGTAGCTTTAACACAATGGTACATAATCGGTGGTGTTGGTATTTGGGCATCAGAATCATAAAAATAAATATTAAAATAAATTAAAATGAGTTTACAAAAAGTAAATCTAGCAACTGCTACAACCATAACTACCTCATACTCAGGGGAATTCGCAGGTGAGTATATTGCCGCGGCACTTCTTTCAGCGAGTACAATTGACGATGGAGGATTGACAGTAAAGCCTAATGTGGCATTTAAAGAAGTCATTAAAAGACTTCAAACTGGAGATTTAGTTTCTCCTGCATCTTGTGATTTTGACCCTAATTCATCTGTAACACTTACAGAGAGAATTATTGAGCCAACTGAGTTACAAGTTAACTTACAACTTTGTAAGAAAGATTTCGTAAATGACTGGGAAGCTCAATCAATGGGTTACGGAATGGGACAAACTTTGCCTCCTAAGTTCTCTGACTTTATGATTGCTCACGTGGCTGCTGAAGTTGCTAATTCAACTGAATTGACAATATGGAGAGGTGATACTGCTGCTGCTACTAACAATTCTTACGATGGTTTTGAGAAGTTGTTAGCTGCTGATGCTGCTGTTATCGACCAAGCTGCTATAGGTGGTGGACTTGATGCTGCTAATATCATTGCTGAATTAGGTAAGGTTGTAGACAAGATTCCTTCTGCTCTTTATGGTAAGGAAGATTTATACATATACATTCCTTCATCTGCTGCTAAGTTCTACGTTCAGGCGTTAGGTGGTTTTGCTGCTGCTGGACTAGGTGGAAGTGGTGTGAATGCACAAGGAACACAATGGTGGAACAATGGTTCACTAACTGTTAATGGAGTTAAAATCTTTGTTTGTCCAGGTATGTCTGATGACAAGATGGTAGCTGCTCAAAGAAGTAATTTATTCTTTGGTACGGGGCTTTTAAGCTCTTTGAACGAAGTTCGTGTTTTGGATATGCAAGACCTTGATGGTTCACAGAACGTAAGATTCGTAATGAGGATGACCGCTGGCGTACAATTCGGTGTTGCTGAAGACATTGTTCTTTACGCTTAAAATTAAATAATAACATAAGAAAGGGTAGGTGGAAATTATACTACCTGCCCTTTTTTTTTAAATAAATATAAAATATGGCTTGTGCAATAACATCAGGGAGAAAAGTCCCCTGTAAATCAGCTTTCGGAGGGATTAAAACAGTCTACTTCGCAAATTATGGAACATTAGCAGCTACGTTCACATCGGGTGCTGGAATAGCTTTAGATGAAGTAGCTACAATAGTAATGACACCTAACGATAGTTTGTTTAAATATGATGTAAAAGGAAATTCTAGTCTTGATACTACAATTACTTCTAGTAGAGATAATGGAACTACTTTTTACACTCAAACATTAAACTTGACTCTACCTTATTTAGATAATGGAACAAAGAACGAAATTCAGCTTATTGCTGCTGGTCGACCTCAAGTTGTTGTAGAGGACTATTATGGTAATACATTCTTATGTGGTTATGAAAATGGTATGGATTTAACAACAGGAACTATGGTTACTGGTGCTGCTGCTGGAGACTTATCAGGATTCACTTTAGTGCTTGAAGGAATGGAAGAGAGAGCACCTTTCTTCTTTGATGCTTCTGCTAATATATTGGCTGGAAGTAATATTGTTGCTTCAGATCAGATTGACCCAACTGCGGTAGCTACACCAAATCCTTAATACTTTTTTGGTATATTAGCATTGGTTTTACCCACCAAATTCTGTCATTGTCGTTGCAATTATAAGATTGTAAATGATAGAAAATTAAAGCCCTACTTCGGTAGGGTTTTTTTTTGATTTATACTTTTACAAATTCATCTATTTCTTTCGTTATATAAGTATGATTGTATTAACGACATCAACCACAGCTCAAACAATAAAAGTTATACCTAGAAGGTATGAGGCTGTTTTTAAGATGGCTATACGAGATGACTCTACTAATGTTGTAGTTGAATACGATATAACAACTGCATCAATATCAGGAAACTATTACACATTTACAAATGCTTTTTCTCCTGTTTTAGTTGAAGGTCATTTTTATGACTTAGAACTTTATGCTTCTTATAACTTTTGGAATACAAACTATTCTTTATGGCAAGACTATGATGTCAAGTGGCAAGATGACTCAGGATTTAGAGGAGTAATCTATAAGGATAGAATTTTCTGCACAGACCAAGACATAGAACAATTTGAAAATGACTATTACCAATTAAATGAAGGTCAATATGTACAAAGCACATCAGGTAACAATGACTATATTGTAGCACTATGAAGAATAAAAGAAAAAGAAACGAGCTAGGGCAGTTTAAAAGCGATTTAAAGGCATCAAAATCGTCTGAGTATGGTTTTGTTAATTTAAACACATACACAAGTCCTGAGATTAAGGAAGTAAAAAACAAGGGATGGGTAGAATACGGAGCAGACAATAACTATTTTCAGTTTCTTATAGACAGATACAACGGAAGCCCGACAAATAACGCTGCAATAAATGGAATCAGTCAAGCTATCTATGGTAAAGGTCTAAACGCTACAGACTCAAATAGAAAACCTGAAGAATATGCTCAGATGGTTTCTTTGTTTCATAAAGATTGTGTCAGAAAGCTATGTTATGATTTAAAGTTAATGGGTCAATGCGCTGTTCAGGTTATCTATTCTAAGGATAGAAGTAAGATTGCACAGATAGAACACTTTCCTATTGAAACATTAAGAGCAGAAAAAGCAAATGAAAAAGGCGAAGTCCCAGCATATTATTATTTTAAAGACTGGACAGAGATTAAACCAAGTGATAAGCCTTTAAGAATACCAGCTTTTGGAATGTCAAAAGAAAATATTGAGATTATGTACATTCAGCCATATAGAGCTGGATTTTATTACTATTCTCCAACAGACTATCAGGGTGGAATACAATATGCAGAGCTTGAAGAAGAAATTTCAAACTTTCATTTGAATAACATAATGAATGGGTTAAGTCCATCAATGCTTATCAACTTCAATAACGGAACACCTAACCAAGAAGAAAGACAATTAATAGAAAACAAGATTGCAGCTAAATTCTCAGGAAGTTCAAATGCTGGTAAATTTATTCTTGCTTTTAATGACAACAAAGAAGCCTCAGCAGATATTACTCCTATTCAGTTGTCGGATGCGCACAATCAATATCAATTCCTATCAGACGAATCTTCTAAAAAGATAA